CACACAACTAAAGGCAACTTCGTATTTGCATACAATAGTAACAGAAGGCAACTTAACCTTTATGGTCAAAGCTGTTTCTATAGCAGGCCATTATAGCTCTGTTGAGACAGCAAAGGATATCCATATAATATTACGTCCAGACGCACCAATCAATGTAACGGCAATACAACAGGAAAAAGACAGATCTGTTTTAAAGATTTCTTGGGATGCATCTCCAGGCAAAGACATCGCTGGCTATCAATTGAGGTATGGTACGAATTGGGACACGGGTATTGACATAGATACAACTAGGGAGACATCATATCCCTGGACGATGAATACTAACGGTACCTATAACATTATGCTTCGCGCAAAAAGTGCCGCTGGATATCTGTCAAATGTCGCAAATACTACAATTGCAGCCATGATAAATCCTTATGATGTTACCGGTTTTGCTGCTTCTCAAAGTGTTTCTAATCGAAGTCTGGTAAAATTAACTTGGGATAATCCAATCTCTAAGGACGTAGCTTACTTTGAAATTCGTATGGGGAGCAATGGATGGGATACCGCGTCTGTTATTGCAAGCAGAGCTACAGGAACATTCTATGAAATTCAAGTGTTGGACGAAAGTGAACATAAATATTACATCAAGGCTGTATCTGTAGCAGGACATTATTCTCAAAATGCAGCGCCTATTGATGGTGTATTTAACCTTAATCCATCTCCTGTAAGTAATATTCGGATAGTGCAAAATATCGACAATAGAAGCCAGTTGATTATCACGTGGACTGGTACTTCAGAATCGGATCTTGCCTTCTATGAGGTGCGGATGGGCTACGCATGGGACACTGCTGTAAAAGTTGCAGAAACCAAAGAGACACGCTGGATGCACTCAATCGGTAGCACTGGTGATACGAAGGTAATGATAAAGGCCAAAAATGCTGCAGGCTTTTATTCTGATGAAGTCTATGAGCATTATTATGCAACCGTGGAACCGGGGCCGGTAACGGGATTTACAGCTATCCAGAACGGCGAATATGTTGAATTGTTTTGGGATAAACACAGTGAATCCGATGTAGTTGCTTATGAAATAACCGAAGGTGCCAGTTTTGATATGGGGCAGTTAGTAGTGTCCGGCGTAACGACTACGGATTATAAGGTAAAAGTAGATACAGAGCGAAACTACTACTATCACATAAAGGCCATTAACCGCGCTCTAAAATATTCGAGTACTGCTGTATCAGCGGGGCTATATGTCAGTAATCTGCCAATAAAAAACGTCATACAGGAATATGACGAAATTACCCTGCAGACCGGCACAAAAACAAGTGTAGAGTTTGGCCCCAGCTTAATTAACTGGTCTAACTTAGGCGGGCGGTCTAGCGATTACCCGACAACAAAGTTTTCTGATGTCGGGGGGCAGATAGTATTGAAGCTTAAAAAGAATGGAGCGAACTACTATTCCACTGGTATTTACCAGGCTACAACAAAAGACATGGGCCAAGTCGTAACTGCCAATATAACGGCAGACTTCCGCAGCACTGTTATCTTGCGCGGCCTTGGTTCGGCTGTTTTGCAAATCCGAACAAGCCAGGACGGCACTAGCTGGACAGCATGGCAGGATTTTAAGCCAGCACAATATACCTTCCGCTACCTGGATGCGAGAACACTGTTGGCAACGGGAGAGCCTACAAATACACCGGAGGTTAACCATCTGTCTTTAAGGATAGACATCCCGGATACCGACAAGGCAGGTACTGCTGTTATTCCTGTGGGTGGCACAACCGTTAACTATGAGCACACCTATCATTCGGTACCGGTGCTTACACCTACGGCAATCGGGGAAAACCGCTTCCCAGAGATACTCAGTAAAACAAACACAGGGTTTACAGTAAAGATAAAAGACCGCGCAGGCGTGAACACAGGTGGAACATTAGATTGGCGTGTGAAGGGCTATTAAAGCAGTAGTCCTTTTTTCTATTTTAAAAAGAGGTGATAACATGGCTTATAATGCAAATATCCCTGCAAATGATGGGTTTATTGCCGATGCTCCAGGAGAAATACGCACAAATAACGAGGGCCTAAAAACTGACCAAATAGTTGATGCAGGAAAGTTAAAAGGGCTTTCTCCCGGCAATGCAAGCGGAAATATTCCGGTTTCAAACGGCACAGTAAACACAAATCTAAATGCCGAGAAGGTAGGAGGTAAGGTTGCTGCTGATTTCGCCCCGGCAAACCATACCCATGCTGCCGCGACTACATCAAGTAACGGCTTAATGGCGAATACGGATAAGGCCAAATTAGATGGTATCGCTGCGGGTGCCCAGGTTAACCAGAATGCTTTCAGCAATGTGTTGGTGGGCGGCACCACAATACAGGCCGATGCTCAGACTGACACACTGGAGCTAGTGGCCGGGACGAATATTGCACTGACACCTGACGCGACCAATGATCGGGTAATCATTGGTGTAACCGGTAAAGTACCGAGCGCAACGGCAGCAGATACGGCAGCAGTTTGCACAGGGAATGCTGCTACGGCAACCACATTTCAAACAGCCCGCACAATCGGGATAAGTGGAGATGCAACCGGCACAGCAACAAGTTTTAACGGAGGTGCAAACATTACCATACCGCTTACGTTAACTGCTAGCGGGGTAACTGCCGGAACATACAGGTCTGTAACCATAGATGCAAAAGGCCGAGTAACAGCCGGAACAAATCCAACAACACTTGCGACAGCGGGTATTACTGATGCTGTGCCGGTGTCCGATGTAGCTACAACGGCAGCGGCGAATAAATTGTTAAAGCTTAATGCAAGCGGATTATTACCTGCAAGTATTACCGGTAATGCAGCTACTGCAAGCAGTGTACCGTGGAGCGGCATCACAGGAGTGCCAGCCGCGGCCTCATCATTGATTGCAGTAATTAATGACACACGGGCAAGCGGAACGAATGGCGGCAGTGCCGCTCCTGCAAACACATGGAATACAAGGGTACTTAATACCGCGCTAGTTGATCAGATCGGCATAAATCTTAGTTCAAATCAGTTCACACTTCCTGCTGGAACATATGAGATAAATGCAAGTGCTCCTTTCTTTGGTTGCAACAGGGTAAAAGCAAGGTTACAAAATATTACGGATTCAACAACAACAATTATGGGTACATCTGAGGCAGGCAACAGCGCAGCTTATTGGACCTCACAACGGTCTATTATACAGGGGGTGTTTACAATTGCGGCATCTAAAGTCCTTGAAATACAATGCATTGCTTACAGTTACGGGGGAGAGGGAACTGTAAACGGATATGGAATTTCCACTTCCATGACAGGAGCAAACGAGGTTTATACAGTAGCGACAATTAGAAAGATAGGATAAAAAAGAGCCAAGAGGCTCTATTTTTTATTTCTTTTTTAAGAGGTGGTTATTTTTGTACACAAGTACTGAACTTAAAATTATGTCTTTTGGAGCAGCAATTGGAGCATGTTTTAATATCGCAGTTGGCGGTGTTGACAATCAAATGACTGCTCTTATCATTTTAGTATCGCTTAATAGGAGGGCACAGGAATGGGTGAAGATGATAAAAAGCTGCATATCAGACATAATGGCACAGTCACAAATCTAAAGTGGCATCAATTTTTTGCTGCTTCAGAAGTAATCAGGAGGTGAAGAACATGTATTGCCCACTGCTATGTATCAATCCCGATAGCTCAGTGACTTCTTTGGGGCAGTGTAAAGAAGGAGCTTGTGCCTGGTGGATTATTATTAACGACATTGGGAAATGTGCAATCTGCCAAATGGGAGAAAAAGCGGCAAATCCCTAAGAAATTACACATGCAGAAAGGAGACGCTTATGATTCCAACTTTAAAAATGAATGACATCATGAACAAATGGCGGGATGCTTTGAAGGTAAGTGCAAGCATACGAGATTTTTGTATGACTAGATACAATAAAACGCTTAGAATTTTTATTGGCTCTAATCCCAAAGAGTTACCGGCAGATACGGAGTATCCGCTGGTAATTCTTTATCCCGGTACAAAAGAAGAAGGACTGGAACTCCAGGAGTATACTTATCAACTAACAGTCAAATGGGCAGTCCTGCAATCGGCTGTAGTCACAGCAGGTGATGTGACAGAGTATTCAGGCATCACAGAATGCGATGAACTGGGACAACTGATCTATCTGGAGCTGGCCGGATTAAGTACGGATAATCCAATTAGCAGCGTCCGTTACAACTTAGAGCCGGTAGCCTGCTATCCGCGTTTTCCCGGTTGGATGGATATTACTCTGAAGATTACGCCGGTTAACGGTTACAGCATTTATTATTAGGAGGAATAACATGTCAAGAGCAAAAGGATATAACTCTCAATTAGCGATGGCCTATGAACAGGCTTACGGTCAAACACCCGGTACACCGGCAGGCTATAATATGCCGTTTAATCAAGCAAAAATTGCTATCACTCAAAACCTGATAGAGCCAGCCACCATTCGCAGACGCCGCGATAAGCAGGAGCCAGTGATCGGCAATGTAGACGTTTCCGGCAGTTTGGTGGTGCCGCTTGATCAGGTTGGAACAGGCTTTTGGCTGCGTTCTATGTTTGGCAATCCTGCAACTACCGGTTCCAATGCTCCCTATACGCACGTATTTAAAGTAACCGACAGTCAGCCGTCTTTGGTATTGGAGCAGCAATATCCCGATATTCCGGCTTATGAAAAGTATAATGGCTGCAAAATCAATAAGTTCTCCTTCACTTATGGCGGCGATGCTGAACTGGTAGCTAATCTGGATGTAATTGGTGCGAGAAGAACGATTGCCTCAGCCCCTTTTGCCGCTAATCTGACAGAGGTTCCGCTTGTGCGCTTTAGCAACTTTCAAGGTGTGGTAGAGGAAGGGGGCGCACAACTGGCAACCGTAACTGAAGCAACGTTAAATGTTGATTTTGGCCTGGACAATAATACCTACACCATTGGCGGCGGCGGATACCGCACAGATTTGCCGGAAGGTGTGCTGGAGGTTTCCGGTACAATCAAAGCCTTTTTTGCGGATACGGTGCTTTTGAATAAGGCAATTAATAATACCAAAACTTCGCTGAAATTTAAGTTCGTCAACGGCAGCCAGAATCTACAGTTTTATATGGAAGAGGTTGTATTTGAGCAGACTTCACCTGGTATTGAAAGTGATAAAGGAATTACTATTAACTTACCGTTCAAAGCGTTTTATGCCAACGGCAGCAGCGGCAGTATCATTGTAGCGACGCTGGTTAACAATCAAGCGTCTTATGCGATTTAACTAGAAAAATTGATTTTATAGTAGGCCCTGTACTTTAAAACTGACTTAGCGATAAAGTATGGGGCTTTGCTAAAGCGTCTGTATGTTGCTGAGAGGAGGTGTTAATATGAGCGAGAAAGAAAATTCCGTTGAACTTAAGATACGTGAATTTGTATATGATAGTCTTTATTTTAAAAGAGATATGGAGTTATATTTTGAGTACGGAAATCGAGTTAATAACGGAGAGACCATCTCTATTGAAGAGCAGCAGGTTTATAACGATGCAACTGCTAGATTAATGCAGTATAATATGCGTCTCAAGGCCCAGAATACAAATATCTGGGGTAAGTATGGGGAAAACACGGCTTCGGCTGCTGTCGTAGAGATCGAAAGTCCTGCCACCGACCAATTACCTGGGAATGTATCAAGTCAGAGTGGTGCTGCTTGGTATAATCAAGAATGGAAAAAAATAGCGGCAGCAAATCCTGCATGGAGTGAACAACAGGTTTATGATGAACTGTCGCGGCAGATTGGTGAAGCAAACTGGAATGCCCGGTATCAGAATATAATGGCTGATATTGCCAATAGCAGGAATCCAGCAGAGAGAGAACAGAAAATCAAATATTATGAATCTGAACTGATTACATTTCAGGCTTCAGGGATTGATGTTGGTAATGATATTGCTTTTCTTAGGGAAACGCAAGGATTAGCAGGAGAGTCATCTATAATAATCTTCGAATCAGCGCCTGACGAAACTACTTGGGTTGAACCAGAGTTAACTGAGCAGCGAAAAAGTGAGGGACTCACATTAGAATATAATCCACTGGGGCAATTATGGTTGGTTGACACTAGGGGGAACCCTACGCAGGAGGAATTGTATAGATTTTCGAAACAGTTGGAGCATGTTAATGGCTTAGCCAGTAATCTTGCAAGGACTTTTGTATATGATTCTAAAGCATCTTTTGCAGATAATGTTCATAAATTTTTTGATATGGCAGGATTTGCTCCAGGTGCTGGTGCTATACCAGACCTTGCAAATTCAGCATTATATTTCACTGAAGGTAATTACAAAGAGGCTGGCTGGAGCGCTTTAGCAGCAATACCTGGTCTTGGGGATGGTTTTGCAGCTGCAAGAATTACTAATAAATTTGGCAAAGTTGTTGAGGGGGTAAGAGAAGGACAAGTAATAACACCAGAATTAAAGTATAAAAAAAGCTGGACGAGTGAACAAAGAGCCGCTGCTGATGCTAAAGTTGAGGCATTAAATAATGCTGAAAAAGTTAAAACAATACCACAGAGAGGTAAAACTGCTGCATCTTCAATATATAAAAAAGCTAATGGGTCTAATTCAATACCGAAGGGGTATGATATAGATCATAAAGTGGATTTGCAGTTAGGCGGTAAAGACGATATTACTAATATGTGGCCGCTTGACAGTAGTGTTAACAGAAGTCTTGGTAAGCAAGTAAATAACAAAATAAAGGATTTGCCTGATGGAACGCCAATAGATAAGTTTAATATTAGTGATTAGGTGGGAGAAAAATGAGTTTTAAAGAATTTTGTAATCAATTTGAGGTTAATACATATAACGAAGAAGAAAACAAATCTAATGCTATATTAAAACTAGAACCTGATTTAGAACGTCAATTTAACAGATCAAGTGGAGCAATCGAATTTCTAGAAAAATATGCAGGCAAAACGTTTAATGAAGGTTTGTATAGAATTCATAGTGTTGATCAAGTTTCTAAATGGAATGATATTGTTAGTTATGCTTTCCCTAAATTTACAGGTCATTTCCTTTGTTTTTCATATGACTGGTTGGGACGTAATTTTGCATTGGATCTCAATAGAATGGAAAATAATGAACCATTGATTCTTATGTTTGAGCCAGGGACGGGTGAAGCGTTCGAGATAGATGCAACATTTAAAAGTTTTCACAATGAGCAATTAATAGAATATCAGGATGCTGCCTTGGCAGTGAATTTCTTCAAAGAATGGAAGCAAGAAACCAATTGCATTTTAGTGCCTAAACAATGTGTAGGGTATAGAGTGCCTCTGTTTTTAGGAGGAGAGGATTCCATGGCGAATTTAGATTTATCTGACATGGAAGTATACTGGGATATATGTGGACAATTAATAAATAAAATGCAAAAGGTACAACTTGGAACAAAAATTGAAAAAATAACTTTAACGTGAAAAAGTCAATCTATTTCTGCGATTATGCATAGGTAATTACAGTAGCAGCATTTATATATGTTGCTGCTTTTATTTTGCCTGCATAAAATGACTTGAATTTTAAGGAGGCCAGTATAATGCCACAATTTCCCAATATTCAACAACCGGTATACCCGCTTACAACAAAGATTAAAGATCCCTCCCTGCAGTCTGAAATGGAAAATGGCATGGTCATTTCCCGGGCGAGATTTACCCGGGTACCGCAGACCTTTGTTCTCAAATGGACGGCACTGCCTGCGGAAGATTACGCAGTGCTGCGTGACTTTTACCGGACAAAAGTGCTGGGCGGCAGTCTGGCTTTTGACTGGCAGTATCCTACTGTTGCCAATGATCCGTATTCAGGCAAGCTGTTTTCCGTACGCTTTACGGGTGGGAATATTAGCTTTGAATTATCGTCGCCGGGACGCTATGCAGGTACGCTGACCCTTCAGGAGGTATAATGATGCTGAATCTATCAGTCGCCGGCATGTTGGAAAAAAGCCAGCTTTCCAGTGACGGCGTATGGCTGCTGCTGGTGGAGGTGACTATTCCCAATGCCGAAGAACCATTACGCCTGGTGCGCAATAACGAAGATATTCACTGGAATGGCTATACCTGGAGTGCTTTTAATTTTAAACTGGGAGAAATCACCGAGGACAATAAAGGCAGACCTCAATCCGTTCCGCTGCAGATATCCAATATTACGCAGACTGTGCAGGCCTATGTGGAAGAGTACAACGGCCTTACGGGAGCAACGGTTATTTTACGTGTCGTCCATTCGCAGCATTTGGATACTGCGTTGCCTGAACTGGAGGAGGTTTTCAATATCCAGTCGACAACGTGTGACAGTAAATGGGTGACTTTTTACTTAGGCTGTGATCTGTCTATCCAGGTGCGGTTTCCTTTCCGGCGTGTGTTAAAGAACTTTTGCTCCTGGCGCGATCATTATAAAGGAATCGAATGCGGTTATGCCGGATCAATGCCAGAGTGTGACGGAACACTGCAGTCCTGCCGTATACGGGGTAACTCGGCACGGTACGGCGGTGAGCCGAGTATTCCGGAAGGAGGGCTGTATGCTTAAGCAGCACACGTTTACCGACTTGATCGGCGTACCCTTCATAGACGGTGGGAGAGATCCGGCGGTAGGGCTGGATTGCTGGGGCTTGTCTACAGAAGTCTTCCGGCAGTGGGGTATTGCACTGCCTGACTATCGAATATCGTGTGAAGCAGCCAGCTTAATTGACCGTGAAGTCAAAGAACAACTGCAATTTTGGCGCAGGTGCGAGGGAGAAATTCCGGTACCTGCGCTTGTTGTTATCCGGTTTGCCGCATATTCTGACCATACGGGGGTATATATTGGTCAGGGGCGGTTTATTCATACCCGCAAGGGAATCGGTGTTAATATTGACCGTATTGACAGTCCTGCCTGGGCAAAGCGGATTGAGGGATTTTATGTACCGGAGGTGATGAAATGATCACAATTACAATCATTAAAAACCCATTCAATTACAGCGGCAAAGAGGTGCATACCTGCCCTTATATTCCGGGTAAAACAGCACACGAATACATCCAGCCTTATATTATGGGGTTGGATGATTTTGTTATCAGTATGAATGGTGATGTAGTGGAGGATGGGGAGAAGCAGCCGGTAAATACTGATGACTGGCTGGCCGTCTGTCCGGTTGTCGGAAAAAGCGGCAGAGACTGGTTTCGGACGATTGGGATGTTGGCAGTAGGATATTTTACAGGTCAGTTAGCAAGTAGTTGGGGTGGTACTGCAACGCAGGCGGGAACCCAGGGGGCTAGATTTTGGGCTCATATGGCCGCCGGGGCGGTTGGCATGATCGGCGGCAATTTGATCAATCACTGGTTCCCGCCTGCCAAGCCGGACCGGATTGCTGTCAAGTCAAGCTACAATTGGGGCAATGCCCAATCGCAGTCTGGGCAGGGCAATGCTTTGGCTGTCACTTACGGTACTATGCGAACAGCCGGACAAATTTTGGCTCAACATGTGTCGGTCGGACAAAATACCGATACGGATAAAGACAACGATGAAGAACAGTATTTAAATATTCTGTTGTGCGGCGGAGAAGGTCCGATTGATGAGATCAGCGATGTCCGGATTAACGATAACCCTGTGTCTTATTATAAGAATGTAACCTTTGAACCAAGACTGGGGCTTAATGACCAGAAAGTAATTGCTAATTTTAATGATGTCTATGATGACCAAGTTCTGGCCTATGAGTTTGACTATAAAAATAATCAGGAAAGTGCATGGGCTACGCAGCAAACGGAAGGGAATGCGGTTGAGGGGTTGGAAATCACGCTAAACTTTCCTGGCGGCTTATACTACGTCAAAGATAATGGCAATCAGGGAACTGCGTCAGTTACGGTAGAAGTGCAGTATAAAAGAGTGATTGATACCGTATGGAGCCTGTTTACTACTGCGGAAGTTGCGGAAGCCCAAAATACAGCTTTTTCCCGTACCTATCGTGTTGATTATCTTCCTGCTTCGCAATATGAGGTGCGAGCCCGCTGCACCTATAAGAGCGGCACCAGTACCCGCCACTCTACCAAGGTATATTGGACGCAGCTTTCAAGTATTATGTATGACGATTTCGTCCGCCCCGGTAAAGTGCTCGTTGGCATCAAGGCCCTGGCAACCAGTCAGTTAAGCGGAGGGATGCCGAGCATAACCTGGGTGCAAAACCGGAGCAAGGTCTGGGTATACAATTCCGGTACCGGTGCATACGAGCAAAAACCGGCCACCAATCCGGCCTGGGCAGCGTATGATATGATCCACCGCTGCCGGAAAATCAAAAATATTCATACAGGACAGGATGAGTACATTGTCCAGGGAGTTCCGGCCTCACGGGCTGTATACCAGGATTTTGCCAGATGGGCGGCATTCTGTGAGGAACGGGAGCTGACCTTCAATTATATTTTTGATACGGCCACAGACCTATGGACAGCTCTGCAAAAACCGGAAAGCGTTGGCCGTGGTAAAGTAATTTTACGGGGAACCAAGTTCGGCTGTGTCTGTGATGCTCCCGGAGAGCCGGTGCAGTTGTTTACGGTCGGCATTATGCTTACCGATAAGTTCAAAGAGACCTTTGTCAGCCAGAAAG